GCCATTTGATTTTGTAGTTTAGCCAGTTCTTTATCTACTGTTTCATGTACAAGCTTTTTTTCCTGACTTACTCTAAATTTGTAAGATTCGGAATCTGGCTTGTAGTAGGCGTCCCAAGGGTCAAAGTTATCTGGAGTTGTACTTCCTTCCGCTCCTTTGTCCGCAACTGATTCTCCTGCAAGGCTTTTTTCAATTATGCTGATTAATTCAGGTCTTTCAGATAAAGCATCTCTCAATTGAAGCATATCACTGCTATCTCTTTTAAGATTTTCGTGTTCTGATACCTTTCTATCATACATAGATTGAAACTTTTTAGCTTCTGCTTCCCAATCAACTTCAGAAGATGTTTCTGCACCTTCTTCAACTTGAGGCTCTAGAGAAATAGTTTCCTCTTTTCCTCTTGACTCAACTATTGGGTCTTGCATTTTAACCTGTTGTTGTTCTTGTTCTTTTGCCATATTATTTTTCTCCTAACCCTGATTTAGTCTAAGACTCTGAACCAGGCTTGTTTTTTTCTTCTTCCTCCATAGATTGTTGCATCATGTCCATCATATTGCCTAACTGCATTGCCTTTTCTTTTTCTTTTACTTTAGCAGCAGAAGATATTTCGTTCAATTCTGATTTGAACTTTTCAACTTCAGTACGTTTTCTGGCAGATACCATTTCACGTTCAGATGTTTGTAAATCTCCGCTTAGTTTCTTTACTTGATTTTCAAGCTGTGCAATGTATTGTTGCATTTGTGCCATTCTGCCCTTTCTTTGAAGGACACCTTCTTTGTCAAAGATTTCAGTTTTCTTTAAAACCTCGACATCATCTACCAGTCCAAGTTTGTAAGCATCTAAGTACATATTATACTCAGCAACTTTATTGCTTGGCAAAGTTGAACCTGATATTATACGAATGTCATGTTGACCTAATTGAATATCATTCTGTATAGTCAACAATTCATTTCGCTTATCATCGTACATTCTCATATTAACTGAAAATTCAGTAATATCATTGTTTGGTTGTACAATTCTAAATGTTTTTTGATATTTATAATGGTCTTTAGCCAAATTGTAAACAACTTGACCAACCATCGCTAAACTAGCTTCAATATCTCTTAATTTTGATTTTCCTCTTGATTCACCCATTTCTGATAAAAGCATTGTACCTCTTACAGATTCTGGTGCTTGGTCTTTAAATCCTTGTAATAATTCAGGAATACCAAAATTTAAATCAATGTATTTCTCAACTCTATCTATTAAATAATAGAACTCACTTGTTAGAGGAGCTGGTTGAGGATAATGTGGCTCACCAAATTCTGGATTATATTCAATAACCGCATTTGGATTTGCCCAATCTTTTTCTAACTGACTAACACTATCAACACTTCCTTCTGGAATTAAAAGTTTTAATCCAGCAGCAGATTGAGCGTGTGACAAGGTCAAAGAAAACAACTTGTTAAGGAGTCGCTGTGAGTCCTTAACCTTGTTCACGTCTGATTTCGGATAGGGAGTATTAGTCCAAATGTTCGTAAATGGAACAATTGGATAGATATCAGTGTTAAGAATACGCTCATAAAGTAAAGTATCACCAATGCTACTGCATTGTGCAATTCTTGTTTGCATAATTTCTTCTATTTCAATAGCACCTTTATTAATAGCTTGAATTGTTTGCTCATCTTCTATAATAACAGAATAAACATCAGAGTCAACAATTTTTTCACTTCCATCAATAGTATTGAATATTCTATAAAAAGGAACTTTGATTTTGTAGAATCTATCAAGTATTTGATATTTTTGATTTACTTGATAATCTAAATCTTTTGCTTCAGCAGGAGTTAAAACACTATTACTGTTTTTTAAATTAGATGTTGGATAATCTTCTCCGTATAATGAATTAACACCAACTTCTAGGTCATCAATGTATTCTTCCATTTGAGGATAAAGGTCTAATACTTGCTGTCTTGTTAAAAATGTAGATAAAATAACACCAGAAGCATCGTTAAAGAATCTATCTCTAGCTGCTGGGTCTACATAAACACGAAAAGGGTCAACGTGAGTATATTTTACTTCACCTCTACCATAATCAGATTCAGGGTCAACATAAACATACATATATCCTAAACCTGTGACAGCATAATCGTGAACTACTTGCTTGAAAACAGTGTCACCATTAGAAATGTCCCAAATATATTCTAAAATAGTTCTCCAAACATTTGCTAATTTATTATCTGAATCTTCTCTAGCTATAACAGAAAACCTTGCTGGTCTTGCTGTTAGTAATGATTTTAATTTGTCAACAGCAGCATAAACTCTATCAATAACAAAATCAGCTTGCCCTACAGCTTGCAAAGCATCTGATTCATCTGTACTGTAATGATTTCCTAAAGTAAAGTCAACTGCATTTCTTGCTTCAGCGTCCCATTGTTGTCTAGCATCTCTCCAGCGTCTAAACAATTCTTTGGTAACTTGAGGCTTAGTTTTGTTTTCGTCGTAATTTGCCATAAACTCCCAAAAATATTTTATAGCAAAAATAACAAATTTTTATACTTTAAGTCAAGACAAAATCTATATTTTTTGTCCAGTAACCCAATTAATGACTCTTTTTGCAGGATTGTCTATTTCTTTAGTTGTTCTTTCGTTAAAAACATCTTTATCTATTGCGGAACTTTTTGGAGGTTTAGCCGTAGTAATAGCATACCATAATCCATCTAACAAGTCATCATGTCTACCTTTTGGAAACTCAAACATTTCATCAACTAAGTCTGCGTGTTCTTTCTTGATAAACATTTTTCTTCGATTGACAATAGGACATAATAATGCTTCTATCCTATCTTCTTTTTTGATACCACTAGGTGGTCGAACTCCTTGCGATAAGCCAGGAGCTAATTTTCTATCTTTACCAGCTAATTGATTTACATAATCCTTTACTAAACCTTGAGCACCTACTTTTTCAATATTTACTCTACGTACTGGATTATATTGTTTAGCATAATCAACAATTCTTTTAGGCATATCATATAAAGGCGAATGTTCTCTATAATAGTCAACAACATAAAAATTACGCTCACTATCTACTGCTACTACCATAATAATCTGATAGTCATTCTTAGCGCCTGATTCGTATGCCAAGTCAACTCCCATATAAACATTAACTGGAATAGCAGATTCATCTATTATCATATAATTAAATCCATTCTTAGATACTAGTTCACCTTTGTAATAATTTAATCTATCTATTTGGAATTTAGCAGTTTCTAAGTCTCTTGCTTCATTAAGATACTCTTGTGCAAATTTATGAACAAGACCCATCTCAGTAAATCTTCTTCGAATACTATCTAGTTTTTCTTTTGTAAAATAACTTTGCCATAATGGAATACCATCAACAATTGCTTTTTTATATAAAACTTCCCAAGCAGACTTTCTATTTTCTTTTTCTGCTTGCAAATAACCATCATAAACTCCTTGTAAAAAAGAATCATAATGAACAATAGTACCAATTAACCAAATAGAACCTTCATTTGCTTTTGAGTTTTCTAAAGCTGGTTCTACAGTTGACATAACCCATTCTTTAATTTCTCTTCTACGTTCAGGTGTTTTAGTATTTAACTCTGATTCAAAGTCGTCTAAAATAATATTAGTATAACGTAATCCTAATTGTGAACGACCACGCAAACGTTGAGATGTACCTTTTGCTATTACTCTATCACCTCTAGCAGTAGTAAATTCTTTTTCAGTCCATTTACTTCCTTTTAAGTCACCAAAGTAATATTGCAATGCTGGATTCATATCAATATGATTTTGAATATACTTGATATGGTCTATTGCCTGAGATTGTTCTTCAGATACCCAAGCAATAAATTCTTTCTTTTCAGGTGGATTAAAATAGAGTTTATATAATAATGCTGTTTTAGCTAATGTTGATTTTGCGTGACCACGCGGCAAGATAATACAAAGTCTTTTATCTTCACCTAATAATAAGTTACTTAACTCATATTGATAAGGAGCTGGCGTTGATTTCATAAAGTCTTCTGGTAAAAACATTTGACCAAAAGTAACAATGTCTTTTTTTGCTAATTCTAATGCTTGTTCCTTTGCAGATAAATCTGGAGGAATAATATTAAAAATCTCTGGCTTCTTCGTCTCTGTATTCTTTTTCATATACTCTATTCATCATAACTAATGTTTTACGTGATAACCAATCACCGTCAGGTACTTCAGTAAACATACTTGAACTTTGCCATAATAATGGACCAGCTACATATACCCAACATTTTTCTTTTTCTTTTGTATCATCTAATATGACATCAGCTGTGGTTCTGATATATAAACCATCTCTAATACCTTCATACATATCATATTGATTTAAGTCATCTTCAGTAACATCAATTACTTCTACAACAGCACCTTTGCCTTTTGTATTCTTAATTAATGCTGGAAATGATTTAGTACCAGGAAATACAAGACTAAACCCTTCTATTCGTCCTGTATCTGGATATCCACGTCTTAATGTTCCGTAAACTGCTAGTCTCATGATTCTCCTATCTGGTCTGGTATTCCTACTTCTGATATCTCAAAATCAACTCCATATATCGTTAAACAATTAATGCATTTGATATGCGTAGTATCTTTTTTGTTTATATTCCAAATATAAACACCAGTATCTTTTAATTTACTATGGCAGAAATGACAGCGTTTACTTTTCGCTATCTCTTTTAACTTCCGCCAGTTTTTCGTATTTAGATTCTTGAATTGCATTTAATTGCTCCTTTGTAAAACCTTGGAATACTGTTACAGATTCAGTAGTCTTTTCTGTATCCATCATTCCAGATATTTTCATTAATGTAGTTAATGCTGTTAATTTATCTCTATCTGAAGAATCAATCTTATCAATAATATTCCTCATTGCTTCTAATAGATAAGTAGGAGTAATTTCTGCTTCATTTAGATATTTATCTATTTCTTCTCTAATCAATTTTTTTACCCTATCGGTTTTTAATAATAATTTTGCTTGAGACTTTGCATATTCTTCATTCTTGCTTGGAAAAGCTTTCATATAAGCTTCTACAACGTCATCGCCTTTTGCAACATACTTACCAAATAAAAATTCTTTATCTGTAGTATGCTTTCTGTTTCTCTTCCTAACTGAAGGTGATTCACCGTCAGTAGCAAAAGTATGCATATTTGTTTTCATATCTCCTTCAATAAATATTTTAGGACTACAAATATACGAACCCATAATAGTTCTGATATAACTAACATCTTTCTTTCTGTCTTTTTTGTTTAGAATACCTAAATACAATACTTGACAGACTTGACCATCGTCAGTTTCTATCCAATCTCCCTTGTTAGAATGACGCCAATCAGTAACTAAAGATACGTTTGGTTGATATCTTCGAAACTCATCGACGTCATCATACAAGTAATGAGTGACACCTTTTACAATGCGTTCTCTCATAATTTAACTATTTTTCTTCTTTTTCGTCAACTTCTTTGTTGTCTAACTCATCAGTGACAAATCGAACGTAGTTATTAGCAAGAAAACGTAACTCATTAGATTGTTGCTCTAAACGCATCAATTGTCCAGCTAATTCGTTGGCACGATTATATTGCGCTTTAGCTTCATCAGATAATTCAGAATATAAAAAAGTATATTCTTTTTCATCTTTCATGATTGTTAGCTTTTGTTCTTTTTCAGCCATTTTCTTTTTGCTCCTCTTTAGCTTTGTTTTCTATTTTCTTTTGTAAGAATTTATTGAACTTTTCAGTATCTTTCTTCATTTCAACATAATTGCTTACAACAGAGTCTAACACACTAATAGTTTGTTTTAATACTATAATGTCTTGTTTTAATAACGCAATATTATATGCCAAGTCTTTTGCTGTTGGTTTTTTATATTTACGTATAGCCATTATAACGGTCTTACCATTGGTGGTGCATACTCTTCTAGTTTTCTATGTAGTTTCTCTAAAATAACTACATCAGCTACATTGTGGTCATAAACATACTTCATTGCTTCTTCATTACCCCAACGTGCTTTTTGCCACATTTCAGGTTTAACTCTAGTTTTACCGCCAATGCCGAAAAACTCAGTAGCAGCCTGTAAAGACGAACGATGTAGTTTTAATTTAGATTTAACTACATAATATAAGTCTTTATGTGATTTTTGCCTGTACATAGGAAAGAAAGTATTATGATGTAATGCTCTTGTACGTATAAATGGAATATCAAACTTTGTTCCATAATATGTAAAAATAACATCATATTTATTCATTTCTTCTACTAACAACTCAACAATGCGGGCATCTTGAGATTCTGACATAAGCTCTTCTCTAGTAATCTTAGCTCCTGCTACCTCTTTGTCACCTCTTCCTTTTAAACACCACGACAACATTACATCGATATTAGCACTAAATCCAGTAGATTCAATATCTAAATATCCAATAGTCATTTCGTGTCCAGTTGAATATCGAGTTGGTTTACGTAATCCAAGAGATTCAATCTTTCTAGTTACTGCTTTATAAGTACGATTAAACCCTGCAATACGTATTTCTTGGTAAAGAACAAACGCAGACTTCGCAGTACGTTCATACTGGTCTAATATGCGAATCTCTTCTTCTGTCCATTTTGTTGACATTATTCACCTGCCTTCTTTTCTTGTTCGTTTATTTGATTCCAAATATTTTCTAATACAAATAATCCGCAATCATTTAAGTAAAAGTTTTCATCAACTCCTCCAAGTCCAAGATTTTCTAAAGCATAACTAAGATACTCTATATCTTTTGGAGTTA